TTATCCTGGTTCTAGCTCATTTTTCCCTGGAGATACTCCATTTGGGTTTTATGATAACGACTATCAATTTCAAGTCGACGCAGATAAAGTAACAACTTTTTGTGCTCGAAGACTAGGATATCCTATAATGGAAGTTGAATTACAAGACATCAACTTCTATGCTGCTTTTGAAGAAGCAATCACAACATACGGAAACGAATTATATGCTTTTCAAGTAAGAGATAATTTATTAAATGTAATTGGTGCTCCAACTTCATCAAACATGAATCATGCAAATATCACTCCAAGTTTAGCTAATGTAATTAGATTATCTCAACAATATGGAGTAGAAGCAGGAGCAGGAGGAAATGTAAATTGGTATAGTGGTTCATTCGTAACAACAGCAAGTCTTCAAGATTATGATTTCAATCAATGGGCTCTTGAAAATAATGTTACTGGTGGGATGGAAATTAAAAGAATATTCTGGCAACCACTCCCTGCAGTTAATCAAGTATATAACTTAAATATATTTTCAGGTTTAGGTGGTGTACCTTCAGTTGGTAGCTATGGTTTATTTGGCGCTACAGGATTCTTAATGTATCCTACAAGTCTACTAATTCAATCTGCTCAAGCAGTTGAAATGCAAAATCAAGTTGCTTTATCTGATTACACATTTGAACTTATAAACAATAAATTAAGAATTTTCCCTATACCTACAGAAAACGGAAATAGAATCTGGTTCCAATATTTAAACATGGAAGAAAGATTAAATAGTGTAATTGTACAAGCTCCTAGTTCTGTTACAAATGCTTCAAATACTAATTTTGCTAATCCAAATTATACTCAAATTAATTCAATTGGTAGACAATGGATATTTGAATATACTTTATCTATATGTAAAGAAATATTAGGATATGTTCGTGGAAAATACACTCAAGTTCCTATTCCTGGTGCAGAAGTTACTTTAAATCAATCAGATTTAATTGCAGCTGCTACATCAGAAAAAAATTCTTTAATTGAAAGATTAAGAACATATTTTAATGAAACTTCAACTCAAGCATTACTTGAAAGAAAAGCAGCAGAATCAGTAGCACGTCAAAGTGAATTAGGACAGTCTCCAATGACAATTTATATAGGATAACATGGCATTATTTGGATCAAGTAGAGATGTTTCTGTAATTAGAAAAGTTAACAGAGAATTGTTAGGCAACGTTATGTCTCAACAATGTACTCTTTATAAAGTTAACCTAGAAAAAACAGTATCAAATATGTACGGTGAATCAACTGGGTATAGATACTTCACAGAACCTACTTTATTATATTGTAGAATAACAAGAACAGATCCTAGTTTTGAAATAACAGATATAGGTCCTAATTACAATAGAACTGTAACATTTTCATTTTTAAGAGATGATTTAGTTGATGCTAAAGCTTATCCTGAAGTAGGAGATATACTTATGTACTATGAAGGATATTTCGAATTAGAACAAGTATACGATAACCAATTATTTGTAGGTAAAGATCCTGATTATCCATATGCTATAAATCCACTAAATCCAGGATTAGAAAATTTTGGCTACTCAGTATCTATAAATTGTATAGGTCATTATATTCCTGCGGATAAAGTTAACTTAACTAAAGAAAGACCATAATGGCAAATAGAAAACCAACCCCTAAATCACAACGAGAAATTAGTATTTCTCAACAAGAACCTTACAATCAAGGCGGTCCTGGTTTTCAACCTGTAGGAAATCCTAATGATTTAGGTCCTGATTATTCAAATAGAGGTAATAAACTTAGTTTTAAAGGAGATACTACAAAACCATTTACATTAGGTATTCAAGATATTGATGAAGCTATTTATTATTATTTTAATGAAGTAATAAAACCATATGTAATCCAAAACGGACAAAGAATAGCTGTTCCTATTGTTTATGGTAATCCTGAAAAGTGGAAATCAATTCAAAAAGACGGATATTATAGAGATAAAAATGGAGCAATTATGTCTCCATTATTAGTATTTAAAAGAGATAATTTAACAAAAAATAGAAGTATAGGAAATAAATTAGATGCAAATCAACCTCATTTATATAGTTCTTTAATTAAACCCTACTCTAAAAGAAATTTCTACACTCCATTTGATGTATTAAATAATATTAAACCAGAAACAGAACAATATGCTGTTGTAATACCAGACTATGTTACGATAACTTACAGCTGTGTTATATATACTTACTATGTAGAACAAATGAATAAAATTGTAGAAGCAATTAATTATGCTTCTGATTCATATTGGGGTGATCCTTCTAGATTTAAATTCAACGCTAGAATCGATTCATTTAATACAGTAGTAGAAGTGGTGGATGGAAGAGATAGAGCAGTTAAAAGTACCTTTGACATTAAATTAAACGGTTATTTAATCCCAGACACAATACAAAAAGATGTAAGTGCAATTAAAAAAATACCTGTTGTTACTAAAACAGTATTTGGAATTGAAACTACAAGTAATATTAATCAAGTTCCTCCTCCTCCAAAAAATACAAATTAAATTTGGATAAGTAAATATCTTTAATATATTTATAATAAATAAAGATTATGTTTATACCTAAAGAACAATCAACCGAAAACACTCAATTTCAACAACAACCGTTTGCTGAAACAAATTCTAAATTCTTAACTCAAGAAGAAATAGAAGAATTAAAACAATTAAATGTTTTTTCTCAAGAATTAATTATTAAATTTGGTCAAAATGAATATCAAGTTCAAATATTAAAAGACCAAAAAAGTGAATTAGTTAAAGAATTAGCAAACCTAAAACTTAAAGAAACCGAATTTAGTCAATCTTTACAAAATAAATACGGTAGTATAAGTATTAATTTAGAAACAGGAGAAATTACACCAACTAGTTAATTTTTGAGCTATTTTTAGATATTTATAAGTAACAATAAACAATTAAATATTTTAAAAAATGGCAGAAACTTTAATATCCCCTGGTGTATTAGCTAGAGAGATTGATCGCTCTCAAATAGCAGCTCAACCAGTAGTTGTAGGCGCAGCAATAATTGGCCCTACAGTAAAAGGTCCTGTAGAATTACCTACTGTGGTAAGTTCTTATGGTGATTACGTAAATAAATTTGGTGATGTATTAGTAAGTGGTAGTGATACTTATTCTTACTTTACTTCAATCGCAGCTTATAATTATTTTAATGAAGGTGGAGATTCTTTATTAGTAGCAAGAGTAGTATCTGGTTCTTATACCTCAGCAACAAGTACAGCAATCAGCGCTAGTACAAATGCTTCTTCTCAACCTGCACTTGTATTAAAAACAATATCTAAAGGTATTATAATGAACAACTCAGGTGCATTAGATACTGCTGGTGCTTTAGTAAGTGGTTCAGCTGATAATATCCGTTGGGAAATTATTAATCCAAACACTTCTTCTGGAACATTTGATTTATTAGTTAGACAAGGTAATGATATTACAAACAGTAAAATTGTATTAGAATCATTTACTGGTTTATCTTTAGATCCTAAATCTCCAAATTTTGTAGCTAAACAAATTGGTGATTATGTTTATAATTACAATCCATCAACTCAACAAATTGAACTATCAGGAAGCTATAGAAACAATTCAAACTATATTTATGTATCTTCAGTTAATTTATTAACTCCTGACTATTTAGATAATAATGGTGTTGCTAAAAATCAATATACATCTTCCATCCCAGTAGCTGCTAGTGGTTCATTTACAGGCGCTACAGGTGATATAAAAGGTGGAGCTGCATTTTATAATAGCATTACTACAGCAACTAATACTCAAGGTTTAGAAACAGCTAACTATACAAACATGATCAATTTATTAGCAAATAAAGATGATTATCAATTTAATGTATTAGTTACTCCAGGCTTATTTGATTCGTTAAACACAAGTGCTATAAGTACAATTATTACAAATACTCAACAACGTGGTGATAATATTTTTGTATTAGATCCAGTAGTTTATGGTCAAGCTGCTTCAGGTGTAATTACTCAAGCATCTAGCCGTGATACTTCATACGCTGCAGAATACTGGCCTTGGTGCCAAATTCAAGATCCAGCAACTGGTAAAAACGTTTGGGTTCCTGCTTCAACAATGATTATAGGTGTTTATGCTTATAATGATACAGTAGCAGAACCTTGGTTCGCACCTGCAGGTATTAATCGTGGTGGTTTAGGAACAGTATTACGTGTTGAACAAAAATTAAATCAAACAACTCGTGATTCTCTTTACACTGGTAAAGTAAATCCAATTGCTACTTTCCCTGGTCAAGGTATTGTAGTATACGGACAAAAAACATTACAAACAAAACCATCAGCTCTTGATCGTGTGAATGTAAGACGTTTGTTAATTTCTCTTAAATCTTATATCTCTCAAGTAGCAAATAACTTAGTATTTGAACAAAATACAGCTGCTACAAGAAATATATTCTTAAGTCAAGTAAATCCATATTTATCTTCTGTTCAACAAAGACAAGGTTTATATGCATTTAAAGTAATAATGGATGAAACAAACAATACAGCTGATGTAATAGATAGAAATCAGTTAATTGGTCAGATTTATGTTCAACCTACTAAAACGGCTGAATTTATCTACTTAGATTTTATCATTACTCCAACTGGAGCTACATTCCCAGCTTAATAAAAAATAATTATCTTCCCTCTGAAAAATGGGGGAAGATTTTTTAAAATACAATACGTATAATAAACAATAACAAAACTAAACAAAATATAAAATGGCAGTATTATCACCAAACGAAATATTTTTTACAGCATTTGAACCAAAGGTAGCCAACAGGTTTATTATGTATGTAGATGGAATCCCTTCATACACTATTAAGCAAATTGCTGCTGTATCTGTAGATATGGGAGAAATTGTATTAAACCACATTAATGTTTACCGTAAAATTAAAGGTAAAGCTAAATGGGGAGATATGCAAATGACATTATTTGATCCAATCACTCCATCTGGTGCTCAAGCAGTAATGGAATGGGTGCGTTTACATCATGAATCTGTAACTGGTCGTGATGGTTATTCTGATTTTTATAAGAAAGATATAACTGTTAACGTGTTAGGTCCTGTTGGTGATGTTGTTTCTGAATGGATTATCAAAGGTGCATTTATTAAATCTGCAAACTTTGGTGAATACAATTGGGATACTGAAGCAGCAGCTATAAACCTTCAAGTTACTTTAGGAATGGATTACTGTATCTTAAATTACTAAGATTTTAATAAAAATAAAATTAAGCTTGCCATTTGGTGAGCTTTTTTTATCTTACAATATGTATAATAAACAATAAAGTTATTTAAATAAGAATTATGGAACAAGTTACAAACACAACTCAAGAAACACCCAAATTTAATTTCCTAACAGAAACAATTGAATTACCTTCAAAAGGTTTACTTTATCCTAAAGATAATCTTCTTTCAAAAGGAATAATTGAAATAAGATACATGACAGCAGCTCATGAAGATATTTTAACTAACCAAACATATATTCAAAAAGGAAATGTACTTGATAAATTAATGCAAGCGTTAATTGTAACTCCTATTAATTATGATGATTTAATTGTTGGTGATAAGAATGCAATTATGATTGCTTCTCGTATTTTAGGTTATGGTAAAAATTACAGTTTTACTTACAATGGACAAGAAGAAACAATTGATTTAAGTAATATTGATAATAAACCATTTGATACTTCATTAATTACTCCAAACACAAATGAATTTTCATTCACATTACCTAATACAAAAGCAGTTGTTACTTTTAAAATATTAACTCATTCAGATGAGAAAAAAATAGATGCTGAATTAGAAGGTCTTAAAAAAATTAAAAAAGACTCATCTCCTGAATTATCAACTCGTTTAAAATATATTATCACTTCAGTAAATGGAGATTCAACAGTCAAAACAATTCGAGATTTTGTTGATAATCAACTCTTAGCTATGGATTCTCGAGCATTAAGAGAATATATTAAAAAAGTTCAACCAGATGTTGACCTAACTTTTTTTCCCGATGGGAATGAAAAAGCCGTCAACATTCCAATTGGACTTAACTTTTTTTGGCCTGACGCAGGGTAATGCTCCTGAATATAGACTTTATTTATTTAATCAAATTCATCAAATAGTATTTCATGGTAGGGGTGGATATGACTGGAATACAGTCTATAACATGCCTATTTGGTTAAGAAAATATACTTTCTCAGAAATTAAAAAGCATTATGATGAAGAAAAACAAGCACATGAAAATACTAATAGTGGTAAAAATGTAGCTATTGGTACAGACGGATTAGTTAAAGATCGTAGTTTATTTCAAAATCAACAACAAACTCCACAAAAACAACCTGTTATTTCTAAACCTGGTATATCACCTAGAAAATCAGTTAGCTACAAGTAATTCTTGTAGCTTTCAATATTTATAACAAAATATTTTTATAATGGCTAGTAAAGAAGAGTTAGAAAATTTAAAAGAAATAGAGAAAATAAAAGATCTTATTTTAAAATTAAATGCTAAAGATCAACAATATTATACTAATATTTTAAATAGTTTAGGTGCTTCTGTAAATTCATTAAATGATTTTAAAAAACTAACTCAGCAAATTGGAGATGATCTAGATGAAGTAAGAAATGATTTAGATTATATATATAAGTCGTTTAAGGATAGTGTTAATGAATTAAGTAAACAAGATGTTTATTTAAACCTCCAAAAATCATCATTAAATAAATTAGGTAATATTGCTCGAGATACCCTAGATATAAGAAGAGGAGAAACATTATTTGAAGAAAAAAAATTTAAAAAACTTCAAGATCAAGCTAGAATAAATTTAGAAAACTTAGAACTTGTTAGAACTCATGGTAATCTTCAAGGTAAAGCTCAAAAAGCTCTTGAAGATCAAATTAAAACAGCTAAAGAACTTTTTAAAGCATTTAATGAAGTTTCAAAAGTTAATAAAGATACTATTGATAAATTAGGACTAACTCCTCAAATATTAGGAGGAATAGGGAAAACCTTATCTAAACTTGGACTCCCAGATTTAGGTTTTGAAGATGCACTAAATAAAACTAAAATGCTTGGTCAAGAAGCAGCATCTTTAGGAAAATCTTTTAACCCTCTAGCTACATATACTAAATTAGTAGCCCAAAATATTTCAGATCAATTTACCAAAGCAAATTTACTTCAATTTACTCTACTCCAAATAGTAAACACATTTAAAGCTTTAGATACAGGTATAGGTGAGTTTGCTAAAGGTATGAATATATCATACCAAGATGCTGCTAAGCTTAATAATGAATTTAATAACATTGCTAACTCATCTATGGATGTAGCTGTTACTACTAAAGGCATTAGAGAAACAATGTTAGCTATGGGGCAGGCAATGGGTACTAATGCTACATTAAATGCTAAAGATGCTGTTACGATGACTAAACTTCGAGAACAAGCAGGATTTACTAATGATGAATTAGCAAAAATGCAAGAACTTACTTTAGCAACTGGTGGTAATTTAGAAGATAATACTAAAAATTTACTAGGAGCAGCAAGTATAACCGCTATGAATAATGGTGTGTTATTAAATGAAAAAGAAATAATGCGTGATGTAGCTAAAGCTTCTGATGCTACTAAGTTATCTTTAGGTGGAAGTACTGAAGCATTAGGTAAAGCTGCTGCTCAATCTAAAGCATTAGGTATGTCTTTAGAACAGGTTAATAACATAGCAGATTCATTACTTCAAATTGAATCTTCAATTTCAAATGAATTAGAAGCAGAATTATTAACTGGTAAAAATTTAAATTTAGAACAAGCCCGTCTATATGCATTAAATAATGATATGGAAGGGTTATCTAAAGAAATAGCTAAAAATTACGGAACTGCAGCTGAATTTTCTAAAATGAATAGACTTCAGCAAGAAGCTGCTGCTAAAGCAGTAGGTATGACTCGTGAAGAATTAGCAGGTACTTTAGTTAGAGCTGAAGCTTTAAAATCTATGAGTGGTGAGCAAGCTGAAAAAGCAAAACAAGCTTTTGATACTAGGGTTAAAGAAGTTGGTTTAGAACAAGCTCAAAAAGAATTAAAAGAAGGTCAACTCCAAAAAATGATGGAGCAACAATCAATACAAGAAAGATTTAATCAATCTATTGAAAAACTAAAAGAAGTATTTGTTTCGTTATTAGCACCATTAATGCCAGTTTTAGATATTTTTGCAATGATTCTAAAACCAATTGGAGCAATAGCCGGAGTTATAGGACAAATAGTAAAATTTACAATAGATTGGGGTAAGTATTTATTAATAGCTATTGGAGCTTATAAAACTCTTCAATTCTTTGGAGATATTGAATATAGAAGAACTATTTTAACTAATGCAGCTAAAAAAGTAGGATTAATAACTGATAAACAAGCTGCTGTTCAAGCTAAAATTACAGATATGCTTGGTAAAGATTATATTTCTAATGAAACTAAAAAGAACTTAATTAAAGAAAAAGGACTTTTTACTACTATCTCAGAAAATATACAAAAAAGATTAGGTTTAACTTTAGATAAAGAATCTTTATTAGGAAAAATAAAAAGCAGTGCTATTGCTGCTAAAGACTTTGTACTTGAAAAAAGCTCATTAGCTTTTAAATATACTAGAAATATATTAGAAGCAGGATATAATGCTATAAAAAAAATAGGTTCGGCAATAGCTAAAAGTGAATTAATGTTAAATATAGGTAAAGCAGCTATGGGTGCTATTTCTTCTTTATCTTCAATCCCTATAGTGGGTTGGGCACTAGGTTTAGCAGCAGCAGGTACTATAGCAGCTTTAGGATATAAATATATGAAAGGTGATGACATGATCTCCCCAGGCTATGGTAAACGTACATTAATGGGTCCTGAAGGAGCAATAGCATTAAACAATAAAGATACAGTAATAGCAGGTACAAATTTATTTGATAAAAAAGGAGATGATGTAGTATCTGAACCTGAAAAAATTACTGAATTTAAATCTGAAGGAGCAATTAGTGCTACTAGTGGTGGGATACAAATCGATTATAATGCTTTAGCATCAGCTGTAGTAAGTGCTCTTAAAAATGCTCCTATGACAGTAAATAGCACACTTATGTTAGATAAAGATGTATTAGCAAAACAAACAGTACAAGCAGTAAGTGATAATGCTACTAAAGTAGGTACAGCAGCTGCTGTAGGTACTTCTAAAATATAATATTTATAATAAATTAATTTAAATTAAAATACCATGGGATTATTAAATAAACTAACACTTCAAGGTTCTCCATATTCTATTGCAAATGGTGGCCCAGTAGCAACAAATATATTAGCTACACAACAATCTAAATTACATGCTGATGGTAGCGCTCCTGGATATTCACTTAATGGAGCAAATTTCTCTATTGTGAATGGTCAATATCAACAATATGTTGATGGTGTTGCAAACGTATTACCTCAACCTTCACAATTAGATACAAACGGAATAACTCCATCTCAGTACATCAATAACTTACCTGGATAATGTCATTAGTAAATCTTAGAACAAATTTCAAAGATTTAAAATATGGTCATGATAGAGAAGGAGGAGGATCAAGTAATCAACCTTACATTAAGACACCAATTAATGTAAATTTACCACCTGCTTTTAACTTTCTTGGCAGTGATTTTATATTGCGTGGAGGACCAATAGGTGCTCCATTGGCTACTGTTAATGATGTAGTTAGATTAACTAAGTATTTTGCAGACATAAAAACCCCATCAGGGTTATTATTCATTGCAAAACAAAATTTACTTTCTAGAACAGCAGTACGCACTCAAGCTAGTGGTAAATTAGTTAATGAAGACGTTTATACACCGCTGTCTACTCTAGCTCAGGCAGGAGTATCAGCTTTTGGTCTTCATTTAAATAAACAGGGATTAAACCCAATTCCTGGTGGGTTACGCTCACTACGTACCTATTCAGATGTAGTAACTGGTAATTCATCTGCTATAGCAGGAGCAATTAGTAATTTGTCTGCAGGAGCAGCTTCATTAACAGGAATTGCTGGAAATTTACTTGGAGGAGCTGCAAATCCATTAAGCTCACTCTCAAACAATAGATTAGTTGCGTTGTATGGAGTTAAAATAGATAATTCTAAAGCTTCATATTTAACTAATGGTCTTATAAGTGTTAGAGGAGATAATGTTAACTTAATAAGTTATCAAGGTGGTCCTGGTTCTTTTTTAGGTATAGGATTAACAAACATCCAGTTTGCAGATCAAAGAACAGGAGCAAATAATCCAAATTATGGAAAAAATTCTAACTATTTAGATGGATTAAATAATTCTTTAACTAATAGAGAAGATGAAGCATATATTTCTCAAATTCAAAATCCTATTGGTGTATCTGCTATTTATAAAAATTTAATACCTAGTTCTTTTACAAATCTAGAAACCAAAATAACTTCTCTTAAAACATCTCCTTTTTCTGGTTCTTCAATTAATCAATATGCTGCGGGGCTTGGGCCTCAAAACGTATATAGTTTTGCAAATAATAAATTTGGAACAGCTACTACTCTTGAAAGTATTGGTGGCGCGTATGTGTTTACTCAAAATGAATTAATTAATGAAAAGCCATACCAAAATAATATAATAACTAAACTTAAAGATTTTAGAGCTACAATAAGAAACAGAATAAAAGAAGATACTATTGCAGAAGGTGCGGCATCAATCATTTTATCTAACTCCCCCGATTACTCCAAATATAATATTGAAAACAGAATTAACCTAGGAGATCCAGGAAATAAATTTTCAAAAAATATAGCATCATATACTTTAGGATGGAATGGTGGGGGAAATGCTTCTCCTGATTCATATGATAAAATAGCATTAGTTCCATTATATACAAGTGAAAATGCTGATACTACTATAAAAGATTTAGTAAATTTTAGAATAGCAGCAATTAGTAATGATGATCCAACTCAAAAAACATATATACATTTTAGAGCATTTTTAGGTAGTATTAGTGACTCATATACTGGAAAATGGAATTCTTCAAGATATGTTGGAAGAGGTGAAGATTTTTATACTTACGATGGCTTTAGCAGAAAAATTTCATTATCGTTTACTATAGCAGCTCAATCAAAAATAGAATTAATTCCATTATATGAAAAATTAAATTATTTAATTTCTAATATGGCCCCAGATTACAGTAAAGTTGGTTATATGAGAGGACCTTTAGTAACATTAACTATTGGAGGATATATTTTAGAAATGCCTGGGTTTATAGAAGGAATGTCAATAGAAATAGGTGAAGAAACATCTTGGGAAATAGGAATTGATGATGCTGGAGAACCAGATACATCAGTAAAACAATTAGCTCATGTTATAAAAGTAAGTGGATTTAGCTTTACTCCAATTCATAGATTTGCTCCTAGAAAAGCAAATGTTAATAATTTATCTGCTACTAAATATATTTTAAATGAACTTCCACCTGATCCACCACCACCGTCACCCACACCAGAACCTGTTATTCCTGATCCGCCACCACTTCCAGATCCTAAACCAAAACCAAAACCAGTGCTACCACCACCACTTCAAGCTGTAACTACTTATCAAAGTGATAAAGCAACTCCTCCTCCTAATATGGGTAAATCAACATCTACCCCAGGTTCTGGAAATAATATCACTGGAAATACTGCTGGTCAAGGACCACAACTAGTATTAGATCCTAAAACTGGAAAATTAGTAATAAAATAATAATGAATCGCTATTCAAATATACCAACAATAAAAATAAATAAGAAATCTGTTTATAGAACAGTTAAGTATCCTGAAATCCCTTTAAATGAAAGTGATATTTATGTTACTACTGTTCAAGGAGATAGATTTGATGCCTTAGCCTTACAATATTATCAAGATGAATCATTGTGGTGGATAATATCTATAGCAAATGATGCTTTACCACAAAATTCATTAATAATACCTGAAGGCATCCAGTTAAGAATACCAGCTAATGTAGTTGGAACAATTCAAAGTTATAATAAATTAAATTCATAAGTTATGAAAAGCATAGTAGGAGAACCATTTGATGAATTTGTAACAAAACAAATCATAAATAGACAAAACATTCATGGACAAGGTTTTGATGTCTATAGAGATAATAACACTCTTGCATATTTAAATTCTAGAACTAGTTGGATAAAATTATCTTCAGGAGTAGCTATTAATAAAGTAGAAAGACTAGACAGAATAGGTCTTCAAGGACACCCTTCATTTATAGGACCAAATGGTACTAGTACTGGTCTATCTAACTTTTTTGTTCTATTCAATGGTACTTCTGACAATGCTGGAACTCCATATGGTGGAATAGATATTATTAGTAATCAACCCAATCAAGATATGGGGCAAAGTATTTTGAATAAAGTAGCATACGGAATTGGAGGAACAGAATTTGGTTTAAGACCAATGCCTGGTATTACTTCTTGTGACACTAAATTTAGAAATAGAGGTTCAATTAGAGAAGGTACTGTTACTATAAAAGCATACAACCGTTCTCAACTAGAAATTATTAGTTTACTTTATTTACGCTTAGGATTTCCAGTATTATTAGAATGGGGACACTCAATAATTGTTGATAAAGAAGGAAAAGTAGATACAAAACCAGATTTTAGTATATCTAAAAATTTTTTAGGATTAGAGTATAAAACTGATAATGATGTTTTAAAAGCATTAGAAACCCAAAGAGAATCATCAGCCGGAAATTATGATGGAATGTATGGTCGTGTTCAAAATTTTGATTGGACATTTAATAAAGATGGCTCTTATGACATTACATTAAAATTAATTAGTATAGGAGCGTTAGTTGAATCTTTTAAAGTAAATTCATATTTAGAAGATTTAAACAAAAAAGATGACTCTAAAAACGATGACTCTACCCCAGAATCTGATGATGATTGGATTATGAAATATAAATATGCTCATACTATAGGTAATATTTTTTTCTTAGCTAAAAGTAAATTAAAAGGAGGAAATTTAGCTTCATTAAATAGAACACAAATTGAAGAGTTAAATTTTATGCAACAAATATTAAATGATACTTCAACATACAACTTGGCAGTAGCTACTCTAGGTATATCTTTAATAGCCGAATCAATAAATAATTTTTTTAATCCTAGTAAAGCTCCAGAAGGAACAGATAAAGATTATATAAAAATAGCAAGTGAAGGCCCAGATTTATATTATATTAGATTTGGAGAATTATTAAATTTACTTCAAGGTATTCTACCATATAATGTAACTGATCCAAATAAATATGCTTCATTGTTGACTATAAAAATTCTTGATGAAAATAAAAAGGAAATTCCTATTCCTATGTATACTGAAAAGTATCAACTTTCTGGGGATTTAAGAGTTTCATTTGTTGGTGGTTATGACATAGGGATGTTACATCTTATTAAAGAATTAGACAGTAATCCTTATAGAAAAACACAAAATGGAGTTTTAATAGGAAATTTAAATAATGTTTATGTTAATATGGCTTTTATTCTTTCTAAATTAGTAGATTTAAAAGACGAAGATGGTAAAGTAACACTTATTGATCTTTTAAAAAGCATATTAGAAGGAATAAATACATCTTTGGGTAGCATTAATAAACTAGATGTTATGATAGATGAAACCAATAACACAGTTAGATTTTATGATGAAACTCCAATTCCAGAAATAGAAAAAATTACTAACTTAGAAAATATAGAATCTCCAAAATTTGATTTATACGGATACAGCAACAATAAAACATCAGCAGGATTTATTAAAGATTTTTCTTTAAAAACAGAAATAACTAACAATTTAGCAGCTATGGTAACTATAGGTGCAACGGCTAAGGGTCAAGTAGTTGGTGAAGATGCTACTGCATTTTCTAGATGGAATGATGGATTAAGCCCTATAATTAATGAAGCTATAGATTACGTTAGTAGTAAGAAAGAACCTAATCCAACTTTGCAAAAACAAAGGGAAGATTTAGTAATTGCAAATGTTCAATTAAAAAAACAATTTGTTGAATATATTATTTTAAGATATAATGATTATGATGTTGATGTGGAAGAAGCTGATACTACTCTTCAAGTAGTTACTAATTATTTAGCATTTGAAAACCAATATAAAATTCTTCGTCAAAAATATATAGCAGAAGTAGCTGGTCAAATTAACCCTACTTTTGTATCTGCTACTAGTAGCAGAGGATTTCTTCCTATTAATTTATCTTTAACAATGGATGGACTTTCAGGTATAAAAATTTATCAACAAATAAAAGTTGATACTGCTTATTTACCAACTGAATATCCAACTGCTTTAAAATTTATTATAAAGGGAGTATCTAATAAAATAGATTCTTCTGGATGGACTACATCTATAGAAACAGTTTCAATGCCTGTAATTGATTTTGTAAATGGAGGAGAAAATTCTCCAACAGGTAGTGGAACTGGTAATTCTAATACTATAAATTTACCTCCTTCTCCAGCAAATAGAGAAGAATCTAGAAATATTGTTGTTGGGCAAAATCCCCCACCTCTTACTCATGTTAATGATCCAAATCTTTCTCAAATAAGAAATGCTATAGTAAGAATAGCTAAAGGATATGTAGGTCAATCTGAAATTCCTGAAAGAATTGTAAATGGGAAAAATATTAATGATAATTTAGGATTTAATGATAAATCATTTGAAGCAAAAATGAAAGGTGTAGGTTGGTATAGTTCTAATAATGCTTTATGGTGTAATTGGTTTGCAGATTTAGTATGGAAAGAAGCATATACTCAAGTAGGAGCTACTGATAAAAATATTCAAAATATTTTTGCAACTAAACTTAACTCTAAAGTTTTACCTCCATTAAGTGCTGGAGTATTTAATACCCTAAACTCAGCTATAAAAGCAGGATTTGGAAAAAACTCCCCACAACTTTCAGATATTAAACCTGGAGATATGATTATATATAATTATGGCCACGTAAATATATGTGTTGCCGTTAACCAGCAAGATGGAAGTATTTCTACAGTAGGAGGAAATGAAGGTGGAGGAGCTAAATCTAGAAATGGTGGAAGAGTAGTATACACAGCTAAAAGAAATTTTAAATCAGCAGATATAAAAGGAATTGTTAAAGTAATAGAATAATGTATTATCCAAAATCTCAAATAGTAACCAATTTATACACTAATGGACAAGAATATATTATTAAGTCCACTAATGAAAATTACATAGGAAATTATTGGAAAACTTCTGATGGGAAATTCTTTACTGGAAAAACACCTGAAGATAAAAACATACAGGAATTAATTTTATTATCATTAACTTCTAATGTAACTCCAAATATAAATCCAATTTTAAATTCTCCTAATTGGTTACCAAATGATTTTCCCTCAAAAGAATATCCTAAATATCGTTATGAAGATAAATTAACTCCCGTTTCTTTTAACCCACAACCTACTCAAGACGATTATGCTTTGGGAGAATTTACAAGATATTTTTGTAAAAAAACAAATGAATTAAGATACATAGAAATAAACAAAGATACCTACGAAAAACTAACAGGACAAGACTCAACATATCTTTGGCAACTATATACTCCATTTAAATATCAATGGATAATTTCAGGTGATAAAGAAACTGTTTATAAAACAAATGAACAGGTTACTAGATATATGACAACTAAATTCAAATTTCCTGCTTTCAATAAATTCTTAAAAGAAAATTACCTTAAATTTTGGAATCCAGAATAATTTACATATATTAAGTATGTTAATTAAAAGGTTATGTTTTACATTTTTATTACATATTTATATGTATATGAAAACATGTAACCAATGTGATATAAAAAAATACTTAGACGCTTTTAACAAAAGTAAATCAACTAAAGATAAATTACAATATAAATGTAAAGATTGTGAAAAAATAAATAACAAAATTGCAAGACAAAAAAATCCTACTTCAAAATATTATAATCAAAATAAACAATATTATAAAGATTATAGTAAAGAATGGATTGAAAATAATGAAAGTAGATGGAAAGAATATTATAAAGTATGGCAAAAATCTTATCAACAAAATAAGTACAATACCGATCCTATTTATAAATTAAGAATGTGTGTTGGGACAAGAATAAGAATGGCATTAAAATCACAAGGTAAAAATAAATTAGGAAAAACAATAGAATATTTAGGTTGTGATTATGATTACCTTAAACAACATCTTGAAAATCAATTTATTGAAGGTATGACTTGGGATAATTATGGAGAGTGGGAAATAGATCATATTATTCCCATATCTAAAAATGGAAGTTTTCATTATACTAATCTACAACCATTATGGTGGAAAGATAATTTAAAAAAATCCAATAGTGTTTTGTAAAAAACAACAATAAAGTATTAAAATAAAGGTTATATGGCATTTTATATTATTGAAAATGATGAGCAACTAAATGAATTATTTAAAACAGGTTATGATAAAGTATTTATTGAACCTGTATACTACAATGATAATGTTCATTCTGCTTTAAATCGCATATCTTTATTGTATATCAAACCATTAAACGGCGATAAAGGCTATATTATATGTGTTAATCACAATGAAGCGCTTTCGTTGAATAAAACCGTTATAAACGGTTTATTTGCATCTTTTAACGAAATATATGTTAGGGATAGGAAATCATTTATATATCATTTTCCATTAAAAAATACTATAGATATTTCATTCAATACACCTGAATGTGTAGAACCATCTACTTCAACACATGATTTTTTCTATCAAAAACACAATGATAAATTAAATATAAACACTATCATTCCATTAGTTAAGCACTATGAAAAATGCGAAATGATATTTAATAAAATAAGAGACAACTGTATTAAATTTGATAATGTAAAATTCTATAATAAATTAATCAATGTGTTTTTTGCTATTGAAAGAAATGGAATTAAATTAAACGAAAAAACATTCAATAAATACTATGAATTACCTAACGATAAATTTTCTATACAAGATGGTACAATATATACTAAATATAACTTATACACAACAACAGGAAGACCATCCAATAGTTTTAATGGGATTAATTTCGCTGCTTTAGCAAAAGATAATGGTTGTAGATCATCATTTATACCTGAAAATGATTGTTTCATTGAAATAGATATTAGTGCTTATCATCCAACACTAGCTGCTCAATTAATTGATTATGATTTTGGAGATGAAACACCTTATCAATACTTTGCTCGTGAAGCAGGAATTGATATAAATGAAGCTAAAATATTAATGTTTAAACAATTATATGGTGGAGTTTATAAAGAATATCAATATATAGAATATCTACAATTAATACAAGAATATGTAAAAGATTTATGGAATACATATACTTCTATAGGATTCGTAAAATGCCCAATCTCAGGACATATATTTAAAGATTTAAAGGATATAAATCCTCAAAAGCTTTTTAATTATACTCTTCAAAACTTGGAAACCTCAAATAATGTTCTTATATTATGGGATATTATAAAACTATTAAAAGGAAAATCAACAAAAATTGTACTTTATACTTACGATTCTATCCTATTAGATTATAAAAAAGAAGACAATGTATTAGAAGACATAAAAGATACATTTAAGAAACATAAATTAAAAATAAAAATAACAACAGGTAAAAACTACGGTGATATGGCACCTTTGCACTAATTATGGAAACTAACATTTTTGAATCACCCCTACATATTTATAATCGGTACGATTTTATAACTGACAGGACTTTTACTGATTTTATGAACAACAGGTTATTTGCTACATTTACTCAGCAAAATGAAATAGATGAATTGATTAACAATTTGTCAACTACATACAATATAATGTATAAAAAAATGTTTATACTTTTTGTTAAGAGTACTAATGAATACGTTATCACCTACAACATAGAACAAGGTAATGTAGACAATATTCCTTCAAACACAATATTAGTTCATCGTAAAAAAGAATCAAATACTTTATATACAATAAACGCATTAAACGATTTAATTAAAAAATTAAATGGTGGCGTAGTTGATCTAACATATCGAATCGATTGGCAACATTACAAAAATTGTATATTATTAACTCAACACGGAGACATAAAACAACTCAATACCAAGATTTTTAAGATCGTAGATCTTTAAATATTTATAGCATATACTAAAATACAACACTACAAATAAAAAGGCATTCGAGAGCTTTAATAGCTAAATTTGGCCTATAAAAAATAAGTAGTATATTTAAATAGTAACCAATAAAATAAAATAAATCATGGATTTAAAATCTATCAAATCAAAACTGAGTGCCTTACAGACATCCGGGCAAAAAAAAGAAAAGGTCGACTATTCAAAGTACCTGTGGAAACCAAAACAAGAAGGAAAATACCAAATTAGAATTGTTCCGTCTAAACTAGACAAAAACAATCCATTCAAAGAAGTGTTTTTACACTATGGTATATCTAAATTTCCAATGTATGCTCTTACAAATTGGGGTGAAAAAGATCCAATTGTAGAATTTACAAAACAATTACAACAAACCAATGACAAAGAAAATTGGAAATTGTCTAAAAAACTAGAACCAAAAATGAGAATATTCGCTCCAGTAATAGTTAGGGGTGAAGAAGACAAAGGTGTTCGCCTTTGGGAATTTGGTAAAGAAATTTACATGCAATTATTAGGAATCGCTGATGATGAAGATTATGGTGATTATACTGATATGAGTGAAGGTCGTGACTTTACTGTTGAAACAGTAACGGGTGATATTGGTGGTCGTAAAGGTTTAAAATCATCAATTCGTATTAAACCAAAAACATCTCCATTAAGTACAAGTAAATCTGATATTGAAAAATGGTTAGAAGAACAACCAAATATCTTAGAGATTCAAAATACTTATAAAATGACTTTCGATAAAATGAAAGAAACACTACAAAACTTTCTAAATCCAGAAGAGTCTTCTGAAGATGAAGTAGAAGAAGTAGAAGTAGAAGAAACAACTTCAAAAAGTGATTTACCTTGGGAAGAAGATGCTCCTAAAAAAGAATCAAAATCAAATTATACCCTAAAAACAACGGGTAAAGTATCTAAAGCAGATAAATTTGATGCTTTATTTGAAGAAGACGAAGACTAAAATTAAACTAATTTAAAATGGCTAAATCAAACGACAAAGATTCGTTAATGGAAGCAGTCTCTAAAGAACTTAAATCTAAATTTGATTTAAATAAGTTTAAAGAGAAGAAATCATTAGGCGGAAATGTAAAATTCAAAGAACAAAAATGGATTCCTTTTTCTCCAGCAATGCAAGAAGCGCTTTCAATTCCTGGAATAGCAGTAGGTCATATAAATATAGTACGTGGAGCTAGTAACACTGGTAAAACTACTACATCTATAGAAGCCGCAGTATCAGCTCAAAAAATAGGTATACTACCAGTTCTTATCATTACTGAAATGAAACATAGTTGGGACCATTGGCAAACGATGGGTTTCGAAATGAATGAAATAAAAGATAAAGACGGTAATGTAATTGATTATGATGGGTTTTTTATTTATAAAGATAGAGGTAAATTAGCATCAATTGAAGATGTGGCTGATTTTATCATTGATCTTTTAAATGAACAAGACAAAGGTAATTTACCATACGATTTACTATTTTTATGGGATTCAGTAGGATCAATTGCTTGTAGAATGAGTATTGAACAAGGTAAAAACAACCCAATGTGGAATGCAGGAGCAATTGCAACCCAATTTGGTAATTTTATCAATCAAAGAATCATTTTATCTAGAAAGGAAGAAAGTAAATATACAAATACATTCTTAATCATTAATAAAACAGGAGTAGCACCAGCTGAAAATATCTTCTCACAACCGAGAATGACTAATAAAGGTGGAAATACATTCTATTATGATTCTTCATTGTGTTTGACTTTTGGTAATGTTACTAATAGTGGAACATCAAAAATTAAAGCACAAAAAGATGGTAAAGATGTAGAATTTGCTTTAAGAACAAAAGTAGCATGTGATAAAAATCACGTAAATGGAATTACTACTAAAAACACAGTTATCAGTACAGTACATGGTTTTATACCTGATGATCCTAAAGAAGTTACTAAATATAAAAAAGAACATTCACATGAATGGGCTAGTATATTAGGAGAAGGAAATTATAAAACAATTGAGGATAACAGTGAATGGAATGAAAAAGCAGATATCACTGACATTGTAGAATCTGAAGATTAAAAATGAGCAATAAAAATTTACTTAAACTTCTTGATGGCATCAAAGAAGATATAAAGCCTACCCCAGAAGAAACTGGAGAAAGAATTATAATTGTAGATGGTTTAAATCTATTTTTACGAAACTTCGCAGTATTAAATTATATAAACACAGAGGGTACCCATATAGGAGGTTTAGGTGGATTTTTACGTTCATTAGGATCCTTGGTTAAACAATTAAAACCAACATCAATTTATGTTGTGTTCGATGGGGTAGGTTCTTCCATAAATAGGAAGAATTTACTCCCCGAATACAAATCAGGAAGAAATGTTAATCGAGTTAATAAAAATTCTTTTGATAATATAGAAAAGGAAAATGAATCTAAAACAGACCAAATTATACATTTAATTCATTATCTACAATGTTTACCTATTAAACTTTTATCTATTGATGGAGTTGAAGCAGATGATATTATAGCTTTTTTGAGTAAAGAACTTACCCAAAATAAGAAAAATAAAGTATATTTAGTATCTGCCGATAACGATTTTCTTCAATTAGTAGATGAAAATATTTTAATGTATAGATCTGTAGAGAAAGAATTTATTACACCAAAAGATGTAAAAATAAAATATAATGTTTATCCACATAACTTTCTTATTTATAAAACATTAATGGGAGATAAATCAGATAAAGTGGGTGGTGTTAAAGGTTTAGGTCAAAATAAATTCGAAAAATATTTCCCAGAAGTAACAGGTGAGAAAAAAATATCATTAGATGATATACATGATATATGTGCCGAGAAATTCAAAGAACATGTTATATATTGTAGAGCGTTAGAAAATTTTAATAATTTAAGAAAAGCATACAAGATTATGAACTTAAGTAATCCTATGTTGGATGAGCAAGAAAAAGAACATATATTAGAACAAATAAAAGAATCTCCATATGAACTAAATATAGAAACATTTTTAAGATTCTATCATAAAGATGGATTAGGAAATGTTTTAAAAAATGTAGATTTTTGGATTAGAGATAATTGGACAACAATTGATAGATATAATAAAGCAAAAAATAAATAATATATTAATAAATAAAAGTTATAAATTAAAATGACATTATCTTCGATAGAATCATATGGAATTGGATTCCAAACAAAAGTTATATCAGCACTACTAACTGATAAACCATTTTTACAAAATGTTAATGATATTTTAACAGAAGAATATTTCCCTAATGTTGCTCAAAAATGGATTGCAGGAGAAATACTTAAATATTATAATAAATATAATTGTCCTCCAACAATGGATGTTCTTAAAGTAGAAATGAAAAAAGTTGAAAATGAAGTATTACAACTTTCTATTAAAGAACAATTAAAAGAAGCATATAGGTCATCTGATGGAAGTGATTTAACTTATATAAAACAAGAATTTGCTAATTTTTGTAAAAACCAACAACTAAAAAAAGCATTATTAAGTTCGGTTGATTTATTAAAAGCAGGAGACTATGATTCCATTAGACTATTAGTTGACAGCGCTTTACGTTCAGGACAAGACAAAAATATAGGTCATGAATACAATAAAGATACTGAATTACGTTATAGAGAAGAAGATAGAAATCCTATTCCAACACCTTGGGAAAAATTTAATGAATACTTACAAGGAGGTTTGGGTGAAGGAGATTTTGGTCTTATATTTGGTAATCCAGGAGGAGGTAAATCATGGAGTTTAGTAGCATTAGGAGCATGTGCCGTACAAATAGGATATAATGTTATTCATTATACTTTAGAATTAGGTGAAGGATACGTAGGAAGGCGATATGATTCATATTTTACTAATATACCCGTAAATAAAATTACCTTAAATAAAGATAAAGTAGAAGCCGCAACATCTCAATTACCTGGTAAATTAATTATTAAAGAATACCCGATGGGTAAAGCATCTATTCATACAATAGAATCACACATTAAAAAATGTATTGATTTAGATTTTAAACCAGATTTAATTATTATTGACTATGTTGATCTTTTATCATCAAAAAGAAGAAATGGTGAACGTAAAGAAGAAATCGATGATATTTATACTAGCACCAAGGGATTAGCTCGTGAACTTAAATTACCAATATGGAGTGTATCACAAGTTAATCGTTCAGGTGCTAAAGATAATATAATAGAAGGCGATAAAGCCGCTGGATCTTACGATAAAATGATGATTGCGGATTTTGCAATGTCTTTATCAAGACAAAAGAAAGATAAAGTAAATGGAACAGGAAGATTTCATATTATGAAAAATAGATATGGCACAGACGGTATGACTTTTAATGTAGCAGTTGATACATCTACTGGACATATAGATATATTAAGTGAAATGGGTGAAGAGGAAGAAGACAATCTAAACAACGTTAGATCTAATCCATCCAAACCACTAAATAACCTTGATAATTTTGATAGAGACTATTTGTCTAAACAGTTTTTTGAATTGAATAAATAATAATTATGATAACAGAACCACGAATATTTTATAAACCATTTGAATACCAACAAGCATTTGATTTTTTTAAAGATCAACATCGTAGCCACTGGCTAGCTGATGAAGTGCCATTAGCATCTGATTTAAATGATTGGAAACTTAAATTAAACGAATCTGAAAAGAATTTAATAGGTAATATTTTAAAGTCATTTGCTCAAACAGAAGTACACGTAAATGATTATTGGTCAACTAAAGTATCACTTTGGTTCCCAAAACCTGAAGTACAAGCAATGGCTCGTGTGTTTGCTGATTTTGAATCTATACATGCTGAAGCATATGCTCGTTTAAATGAAGAATTAGGTTTGGATGATTTTCAAGCATTTATGGAAGATGAAACATCAAAAAATAAAATTGATCGTTTAATTGAAGTACCAGGCGAAACATTAGAAGAAAAAGCAATTTCATTAGCTATATTTTCAGCATTTACTGAAGGAGTGAATTTATTTTCTTCATTTGCTATATTAATGTCTTTTCAATTAAGAAACTTAATGAAAGGAACAGGACAAATTGTAGAGTGGAGTGTTAGAGATGAATCATTACATTCAAAAGCAGGATGTTGGTTATTTACAACTTTATTAAAAGAATGTCCTGAACTAAATACACCTAAATTAAGAAACCAAATCACTGAAGCATGTGAATTGTCAGTTAAATTAGAATATGATTTTATTGATAAAGCATTTGAAATGGGTGACATTGAAGGTTTAAATAAAGAACAACTAAAAGTATTCATTAAAGCAAGAGCAAATGAAAAAATGATTGAATTAGGTTATTCAAATATCTATAATGATCTTGACCCCAATTTATTAAAACAGATGGAATGGTTTGGTCATTTAACAAGTGGTAAAACACATCAAGATTTCTTCGCAGGAAGAGTTACAAATTACGCTAAGTCAGTAGGTGACTGGAGCGATCTATAAATAAAAATAAAAAATATGAGTATACACGTAGACACAAGTACATGGGTTAAAGGAAAAGATTACCCATTATGGTTTGATCAAATTGGAGTAGATATGGTATCTAAAGGATATCTCCTATCAGACGAAAATGTATTTGATGCATATAAAAGAATTAGTAAAGCAGCTGCTCGAAGATTAAAACGTAAAGATTTACAACCGTTTTTCTATGACGCAATAGTTAAAAATTGGTTATGTCCTGCATCTCCTGTTCTATCAAATATGGGAACAGAAAGAGGAATGCCTATTTCATGTTTTGGAATTGATGTAGGTGATTCAATTGAAGGAATTGCTGATGCAAACTCTGAATTAATGAGATTATCGTCTCAAGGCCTCT